TATTGTGGTTCCAGAAGAAGAGGACATGACCGCCGTAATATATGACCTCGGAAAGGATTGCGCCGCTAAAGGGATAGATGCTTATAAAACATTCTTTAGTGGACTTACCGACCCAGAAAAAAAAGGATTAGTCGATAGTGGCAACCACAATAAATTAAAGGAGTTGGCCGCCGCAGTAGACCAGGGGCCAGAGTATGAGTGAATTAACCCAAGAGGAACTAAAAAGGCGGCTTCATTATGACCCCGATACTGGCATATTTACTTGGCTGTCTGCTTTCCAATCACAATTAGTTGGTAGGGTGGCAGGTGGTGATCATAAAGGTTACGTTCGTATAAATATATCTTGCAAACTGTATCTAGCACATCGCATAGCCTTCCTTTATATGATGGGTAAATTTCCTAAAGACCAGGTTGATCATATTAACCACATAAAGGATGATAACCGTTGGTGCAATTTAAGAGAGTGCACTCATTCTCAAAACCTTATGAACGGAAAGGCATATAAAAACAATACGTCTGGCTTTAAGGGGGTAAGTTGGCTTAAACATGCCAAAAAATGGCAGGCTCAAATAATGCGTAATAAAAAATCAACATATCTCGGAGTTTTTAAATCCAAGACTGAAGCAGCAAAAATCTATAACAAAGCGGCAAAGAAATACCACGGTGAGTTCGCTCACTTGAACGAAATATGAACAGAAACCAGAATAGGCCGGGAGTTTACCCTTCCCCATCTTCCGGCCTCGGTGGGCCGTGTCTCCCCCAAGCGCGGTCCACCACCAATTAATTTAAATAATACCCATAGGAGAAGACAATGATACCAGAAGTTACACAACGAGGATTGCTTAGTATGCAGGTCTGCATCCCTAAAGAATGGGATGATTTTCAAGTGACCACATTCGCTGAAAAAGAGAACCCTTGCGGAACTTCAAACGGGTGGTTCATTCGCAAAGAAGGTGACAAATCTCTAGCTGGTGCGCCCGAAAGAAACGCTTGCCACGATAGGAAAGATTTTGTCCATATAATGTTGGACGCTTAATTAACCGCCCGCTTGGGTATAACAACTAAAGGAAATAAATATGGAACCGAAAACTTTAACAGAATCAACAGTAATGCCGTCAGCAGAATTGGCAATTGCTATAAACAGGATCAATGATGTTGTGGGCCGCATACACAGTGTGACCGAACACTTCAAAAAAATTAACGACAAGCTATATGGTCCAGCACCCGAGTGCGGCAAAGAAATGTGTCCTAATGAAGAATCACCAAGTACACTGAAATCTCTTACTCGTGTTATTGAAGCAGCCCATGACGCCTGTTCCGATATGAATGAACAGATGGATCGCCAAGGTAACCTGGTTTAACTCGAAAATGAACAAAACAGCGCGGTCCTTATCCGCCGCGCCGGGGAAGCGGGTTTTCCCTCCTTCCAACCGCTTCCCCACTCCTTTAATTAAACAGGAAAAGATAATGATAATCAGTAAAATGATGTGCTTGCATCGGGCCACCAGCGACAAAGACCTTTTCGTATTCCCGCATGGATAGAATCAGAGAAGATTAATAACGATTTAGATAAATCAGATATCCAAAGAAAGTTAAAATGAGTGCCATGTCTGAATATTTTAGCTGTGATCGAAAGCATAAATTTACGACACAAAGCGCGGCTAATAGATCTGCAAAAAAGAGGCGGATAAAAGCAACAACCTACCATTGCTCAAAGTGCGATGGTTGGCATGTTACAAAACAGAAAGATTTTTAAATTACCGTGAGCAGTAAATATATGGAGACATACAAATGCAGCAATTGCAAAAATCATCATCATGACGGTCACTTTTACGTATGCTTATTGTCAGATATTATAGATAAGTATGATGACGGGAAACCGCGTAGGCCAATGATATATTTAGCTGATACCTGCGGCGAACATGAAATGGAGAAACTATGATATGTTTAATTTTTTTAACAAACCAAAAGGAAAAACTATGACAAAAACAGATTTTACATTAAACAATGGTGATAAAGTGAAAAGCTTGACCACTGGTTTTAATGGCATGATAACCGCAAGAGCCGACCATCTTCATGGCTGCAATCGCTATATGGTTCAACCCTTCATTGGAGAGGATAAAAAAATGCCTGATAGTTATTGGTTTGACGAAGATGATCTTGAAGTAACCAAAAAGAGCGCTCTGCCAAGAAAAAACAACAGCCGTGGCGGGTTTCCATCAATGGAGAAATAGTTGGACCGCATCCAGATAAAAGGAAGGCCCCGCTGTAGAAGTTGGGGCCTTTTTAGTTGGGGAGGAAATCAATTAAGCTTTTCTTCAATCTCAGCAAGCTTGGCTTTTAAGACCATAGTTTCGTAATGGGTTTTTTTTCTTTCGGCTTTCCCGTTGTGCCACTGATTATAGATCATAATAGATGATAAAATTATGCCGATGGTAGTGGCCGTATATCCGAGAACTTCAGGTATCCAATCCATTGCACTGCTTATCCCTGAAGCAACAGTTCCGGCACTTGTCAGGGCGGCAGTGACCTTGTTCTCGACAAAGTTTAATATATGCTCTTTCGCGTTCATATCTTGCCTTTGTATTGAGGTAAATATTTATTCCGTGAACTAACACTAATGCGAAAATTAATGCTCCCCCAATCAGTTCTAAATTCATTTTCTCTTCCTCGGATACGTTGCATCAATGCATATATGGCCCAACAATGAAGTCCTAAATATGTAATATTATATGCAGCCGGGGGAAAGTGCAAAAACCAAAGAAGCCAGCCGCACGCATTTATAAAGATAGACGCCAGACAAATCTTGTGAATATCCAAAACAAGCCTTGTAACCGGTGCCGCCGCCAAAGTAATAATCATAATTCCGATATAAAATAAAGAAGCACTTCCATAATATGCAAGCCCTTCAGATTGCGCAAAAAATAACTCATGAAGCATTAAGGCAAAAACAAAAATGCTTCCTGCAAACAAGCGGCTTTGGCTCGGCTGGAAAAACAGAACCCCAATCATGAGAAATTCCAGAATATAAATCATGTTTTCTTCTTCTTCTTCTTGGGTCTTTTCTTTCCGCGTCCAACAGCTATTTTAATCGGTGCTTTGGCTTTGGCCTTATTTTTAGCGCGTTCTTTTCTGGTATCACTTGGCATGGTATTGTCCTTTATTTTTTAGAAATCAATGATGATATTAAGCCGGTTATGCCCGATGGTGTGGCAGATCCGTTGGCTGCGTCAAGTTTATTCTTATGTTCTGCCTTCAATACCCCGAAATAAGCCCAAAGAAGGGTCACCAGTGGCGCAATCATGGCTAAGATGAACTGCCACCCCCCCATTACGGCCTTGACCATTATATCGTCTCCTGTGACAACCCCATATGCCCATGCACCCACTGCAACAACTATAGAAAAGGCAATCACGTAGAAAGATCCTAAAGCAATCCGGGGCCGGGTCGAATGCGGATTGGCAACATCTGCTTCTAACATGGCTCGCACAGTTGAATGACTTTCTTTGATTTGAGTGATATCAACGTCGAATTCCTTGGCCGCCAAAACCAGACGATCAGATGAAGATAGACCGGCCATGGCCACAGAAACATCTGCGCCGGTGGCATTGTTTGGAAGTTGCTTGTCAGAAGGCAATAAAGCATTGACGACCCCGAGAATGGCCCCGCCACCAGGCACAACCGTGCTTATAATACCGCCGCCAACTTTTTTAATAATGTCAAATATTTTCATCGTTAAATCTTTCTAATTTCCCAATGTGCGGGATCAAATAGTTTTTGGTCGCCATAGTCCCCGTCAGCATCCCAATCACCACCCCAAACAAGAATATAATCACCAGTTTTCATTTGTGACCATTCGCGCAAAACAATTTCACGCAATTTCATGAATGCAGGAATACTGGAATAACCTTCTGGATATGGACCTGCATCAACTGCAAGGCTCGGTGATGTATTGTGAGGGCTTTCAGGATACCGGGCAAGGCTATTACCCTTGTTAAAGGCTTCTGTCTGCGCTTTTTCATCGCGCTCACCACAAAAAATAGAAACATCCATGCATTTGATGACACGATTCCAAAGTTCTTGCTGCAATTCATGGCATGTTGAAAGCCGTTCTGCGCTTATTTTACCATATGAATAAGTCATGTTGTTTCTTCTAAACCGTCCACGTTACATTACCAAAGTTATTAACCAGCCGGGCAACAGGCAAATCTGAATTTGTGGTATTACCAATCGCAATGCAACGAATACAGGTCAGGTTAGCATTTGTGCCAGCGGCCCCTTCATGAACCCCCGTACCCATATTCTCTACCAGAATTTGATCAAAACTTGAATTCTGACAACCATTATAAGAAATCCCGACGCCTGTTGTTGAAAGAACATCAGCATCAATTTTAACACTACCAATTTTCAGTTGGAATCCTCTAAAGTCCAGCACCCCAACATCGCTAGATATATTGGGTATAAAGTTATTAGTATTTACCGCCCCAACCTTACAGGCCGTCCCGCTATGTTTCAAAATCGCCGCATTGACAGCCGCCGCAGCCTCGGAATTAATGGCATTTATATTTCCAGATTTAGCTCTTGAACCCACAACGATCGCCGGTTCCAAGAATAATGAATCCTTAATTCCCCTGCCCCATGTTTGTATTCTGCCAATAGTATGAGCAGTATTCATCACAATCAATTGGGCGAAATGGGTTTCACATTCAATAAAACCGATATTTATAGAGGGTCGCCGGATCATTGCTGCAGTGGATTCAACAGTATAAATAACATTATGCATTGCCAATGCCACTTCTTTCGCATCCTGGCAGCGGATTTGGCCTACAGTTGATTGCGTAAATCCATAATTAACCAGTCCTCTTTCAAGTCTTAGGGGGTCAGATATTACCGCATCATTATCATCAGGAATAACTCCAAAAGTAATTTTGTCTACTACGGGAGTGCACCAGCCCTGATAACTGCCAAAATCAACCCCAACATATTGAGGATTACGAAGTTCAATATGCCCTACACTAAAGCCTGTCTTCAGATCGACAAATGAAGTTTGTTGCGGTGAATCAAATAACAAGAAATCACGATCAAACATAACATCTTTTTTTGCAAATGCTCGACCAGAAAACCCTTTGTCTTGATCAATCACAATATGATCAATCCGGCCTGTTCCGCGAATCATCCAAACGCCGTGCGCTGTTGTCGCACTTGTAACACCAAATAAGTCGGCAGTTCCTGCAAATGGGATCACGCTGGTTAATACGCCGTTGCCATAGGAATCAACCACAATTTGTCCAATTTGGTAACCCTCCCCTTGAAGTATCACGCCATTAACTTTTGTATCTTTGACCCAAATCTTACCAAATTTAAGATTTTTAAGTCCAATTCCATCAGCAGAAAAAGCAGCGTGCATGGTAGCGCTCGATGCTTGATTTTGGGTATCTTCAATAATAACTTCCTGAACATCAAAGTTCTTACATTCGGTAAAGACATGAACCCCACCGCCTTCTAATCCTAATGTATTTTTTGAGGTATCAGATTTGCACACAACCCTATCAGCTTTAAGGCCATCAACATTGATAAGCCCCCAGCGATCATAGGTCGTATAAGTTCCCTTCATGGTCACGTCTTTAATTGGCGTGTCATTCATAGTGCCGCCAACAAATGTCCCCGTGACTGTCGCGGTAACTGTCGCTGTATCGGCCCCCGTTGGGCTGACTAGAAAGCTTCCGGTATCAAGGTTAGTTCCAGTCCCTGTAAATTCACAGAAACGGTCTGCAACCATTAAATGTGGGCTTGTGGTGGTAATGGTAGGGTCAACTCCCAGATCAATATTAGAAAGAGGTTCAGCAAAAACCGGGGTATCTGAACTGATAATATGTAGGATATTACCAAACTCCACGCCCTCATCGAAACTCATTGTCCAGTTATTGGCCTTATTATTGAAAATATTGAGGCCGGTGAAATAAAGATTATTTGATCCGATCCTAGTCCATTTGATCTCTGTACCTTTATTCATTTCAGCAAAAAGAGCTAATATCCTGGCGCCCTGGGTACTTTCCCAATTTGTAACACCATCGGGAAATACACCAAATTGAGGGGCTGTAACAACTCCCTCGTGCTGCAAAACAGCAACATTGGTATTGGCTAAAGTAAAATTATGAAATTCATCAATTGTATCACCATCCGTTGTAGCCTCAGCCGCCGTTTTAACAAGATATAATCCGCCGCCTTTAAATTTGCGCTGGTCATAAAATTTTGTTTCAACTGATTGTCCGGATTCTAAAGACAAAAGAATTAATGCAGCTACATTATCAATGCTCGAACTAAGACTGAGAGAAATTCTTGCGGCATTGTCTGTTATGCTTCCTGTTCCACCTTCAGCAATAGGTAAAGCATTATCAAGCGTCAGTCCGACAAAACTGGGGCTATCAGTTGTATTCAGTGATTGATCAAATGGATTGACAACAATAACCGGTCTTTGAACTTCGAACCAATCTGTTCCAACTCGGAAAAGCACTGTCGGAATATTAACATCAAGAATAATATCTGCATTGTTCTTTGTTTGAATGTTGCCCGTACCATCCTTGATAGTTACCACACGTGCCGCATCTGCAAGCCTCAAAATTAGCATTGTTCCATCGGCCACGCCGGCAACAGTAATCGTGTCCAGATTATCTGCCGCCGCATCAGCTTCGGTGTCAATTGTATGATGCGAGGTTAATGCAGCCACTGAGCCGGCAGAAATGGTCAATTCTGTTGCCGCAAAGGAAAGATCACCAATCATATTAACATCAACAAATGCGACAGGTGTTCCCCAAAATAACGGAGATGTGATAGGATCATTATTCAAATTATTGGCCTGAAGAGATCGGAAGATCAAACCGTTACTTGCCTTGGCAATATCATCTACACCATAAGTGACATTGACATTATAAGTCTGAATAAACTGTATTCTTTCCCAAAAAGTAGGCGATGCAACAGGATCATTACCCTGATTATTATTCTGCAATGACCTATATATTTGACCATCAGAAGCCACTACAATCGCGCCATCTTCATATTCGGTCAGAGTATTAAAATCATCAAAAGCAGCGCCACTTCCGAATTGTCCAACGCCGTCGAGATCAAATCTTTGTTCTTCCCCAGATCCTTTATCAAAAGTTAAAATTACTCTGGCTGTTCCTGCATAAAATACATTCGGTAAAGTCCCATCTGCATTTAGAGGAACCGGATTGGCATTTTTATTTTTTTGGTTGACATCAGCAAACGTGTCTTTTCTGATCAAAGTACCATTTTCATAGAAATTCATTTTACCGTTTTTCAGCGGCTTGCCTGAAGTATCCAGAAATTGGGGGCGGGGATTGATAAATCTATTGGTCATTCACTTCACCTCTTGCAATAAACCCGGCACCCAATACGCTTGCAAGGGCGGGATATTCACGGGATATAAATTCGATTGTTTTTCTCTGTTGCGGGGCCGTACTTAAAGCCGCTCTTGCTTTGGTGCCGGAAACTCCAACTTCTATAGCATCAAAAACCCCTCTCAATAGAGGCAACGCACGAACACCGCTTAAAGTTCCGAGTATGGCGTTTACTGCCGGGGCCGACCCTTTTGGCTTTGTGGTTCCAGGCGTCACGGTTTCCCTGGCACTTTTCTCAAGATTCCGAAGTGTTTTCAGCATGCCCGGATTGTTGGAGAAAATAATATCAAGTTTTCGTTGCCCCGCATCAATTTTCTTCAGTTGATTTACAAAAGCTGTTGCACTGAATAATTGTTGGCCTCCGCTTCTGTTTGATGTGGCGGAAATTGCCTTATCAAGGGCTTCCAGTACCGTTGCGGCTTGAAGGTCTCCAAGGGCCTTGCGTCCAATCTTTCCCCCTTTGGATAGCGATTTAACAAGTCTCTGCGTGGCTTCCTTGCTTACAGAAGGCCCGGCAATGGATTTATAAACCTGTGAGGCTTCCACATTCGGGATATTGCCGCCTTTCTTAAATGAGATTAGCCGATCAGTTGTTCCTTTGGGGTCGAATTCAATTTTTAATTCACGCACTTTTGACCGGGCCTGCTTCAATAAATCAAGCGTGTTACCCTGAACATTCGGACTCTGGCTGATTGCTTCAAAGGCTGTATCAAGCTCCTTATCAAGAATATCAGTGATCGGATTAATCAAAACCGATGTTGCACCCGTCTGATCAGCCCGGCCAAGCGCATTTAAGCCCTGCCGGAAATCCTCAAAATTACTGAAACTCAACGGCGTAATTTCATTGCCTGATGTTCTCAGAAATGCTTCTACCTGATCTTCACTTTGATCCAGACCAAATTCAACAAGCAAGTCCTGAACACCTTCCGCCTGACTGCCTTTAATCCGTTTAATCCGGTTGAATGTCTTCCGGTCTGGGATGGCCTCAACAATATTGTCTGGCAGGATAGGAACAGAAAGCAATTCAGGGTCTGCTTCACCGGCCAAGCGGTAAAGTTCGCTCTTTTCTCTCACAAGAAGTTTCCGCCGTTGAGTCAATGCATCCTTTACACTATTCCCAATATTTTCAGGCAGGCCAAGATCATCAATGATTTGCTGTGCATTTCTTTCAAAGGCTGCGCTGGTTGCCCGTGTTCTTTCCCGAAGCGGCGCACCTATAAATTCACCAAGTTCATCGACCCGGCCCAGAAGCGTTTCTTCCCGGCCAAGCAAGATATCATCCTGAGTAATAACGCCTTTTGTTGTGGGGATACCCTGGGCCTGAAACCTTGCGGCTCTTTCTGCCTGTTCCGGAATGGCTCCCTGCTGGATTTCGCGCATCACCTGACCCTGCACGTCTTCCGGAGATATCCCGGCATCATCAAGAACTCTTTGTAATTCTTCAGTAGGATTTAAATTTGCATCCACAAGCTGACCCGCTGGAGCTTTGCCTGTTACCCTTCGAAAGATCGAACTAACAACGCGACCAATAACAGGAGACACAGTCTCCAAAAGAACCCCCAATCCACCGCCAGTGAGCGCCGCTTTTTGTATATCTTCACGAGATAATCCTCTTCCTCTTGAAACTATTGTGCCTTCTGCCGCCGCTAATCCACCAGTAAATAAAGCTCTAGGAATCAAAGAACTTATACCTGAAGCTAATCCGGCAGGCCCGGCAAAAGGTGCGACCTCACCAAATAATTCACCACCTGCAAAGCCAATAGATTGTTCTGCCCGTGTGCGTTCTGCCTGTCGTTGTTCTTCTGTCTGTGGTTCCACAAGACCAAAGCCGCGCCCAACATTACGAAGCCCGGCCCTTGTGCCACTGATAAATCGTTCCTGACTTGCGCTACCGAATGCCGTTTGTTCCGGATCAATAGCCCGTTGCCCGGTTACGGCTTCCGAAGCAATATTAATTACAGATGTTAAAGCATCGAAAGGAAGGCCCGCCAGTGTGGTCAGGGCTTCCGGGACACCTCGAATGGTGCTGCTAGTACCAGCAAGCAGCTTTTCACCTATTGAGGGGCCTGAGATTGGAGCCGGTGGTGGTGCTGGCTGTATAGTTGGATCAGTTATACCCGGTGCAGGAGCCGGTACCGGTTGTCCTTGTGCTGTAATTTGTTGTTTGACAGTATTATCAATTACACTATCGGGCGTTCCTTCTGGAAAACTCAATATAGTGCCGTCTGGTAATTGTGCCTGAATATCAGCCATTAATTCGGTTTCCCTGTGCGTCAAATCTAATAATAGTTTGTTGCGGTGTTTCTATTGGATTGAACACATTGGAAAGCGCCTCATCTGTCAAATCAAACCGGCCCTCTTGGAAATCAAGAATCTGTTCTATAGCAGATTCATCACCAAGACGTCCCGCAGCCTTTAAACCTCTATCAGAAGCACCCTGAATAAGTACCAAGGCTTGGCGGAGAAGTCTTTTGTTGCTTGCGAGGGATTTACCAAAACCCGCAGACATGCGTTCTAACCGCGCACCTTCACGCTCTGTAAAAGCAGCGCCGAAAGTTTCTCGGAGTTGCCCTAATACTGCACGGCCTAAATTTGCAGAAAGCTCACCTTCATCTGCACCTTCAATGCCAAATAATTGTTTAGCCCTCAAACTTACAGCATCAACCCCACCCGTTTCCACTCTTTCAAGCAATTGAAGACCTCTGCGGAGGATAGGAATACCCTGAACCGCTTCAACGCCTGCATTAATAGTCTTTTGAGTACGTCTGGCCTCTCCCGTGCCTGTTGCTCTGGCAGCACTGGACGCTTGGGCTAAGGTAACCCCTCTATCTTCGGCATCTTTAACAATTCTTAATTGTTCTCCGGAAACTTTACGAACTTCTGTTGTGCCATCTTTAAAGGTAATCTGGGTAACGCCCCCTGGAAGAATTTTAGAAGATTGAACAGATTTAGTTGATTTCAGATCAGAAGCGGATAATCCTTCAATGTCCCGAGCTTCTACTTGTCCACCCGGTGTTTGAAATAGTGCTTTCCCGCCTTGAATGTCGACAAACTTGTCTTGTGGTGCCGCAATAGGCTGAATAACCCCACGATCAGCCGCACTTTGCAGTCCAGCATCGACTTGTGCATTCAAAGCATCAAAGGCGTTTCTATCTCCGGAAATAGCTGCGTCTGCTAATTGAAGAATTCCCAATGTATCAGAAGGATCGCCCCCGAGTTGCTGGATCATGCCGACACGTTCCTGAGCAAGATTCCGAACACCTTGCAGATCACCGATGTCAAGAAGACCCTTTGCCCGGCGCAAGTCTTCAGCCGCGGCCTGTTGACGCTCTAAGGATAATTGTTGCCGTTGCTGTTCTTGCCCTGCAAGGAATTGCACTCCACGTCCTGCAACACCAGCGCCAAAGCCTTGTAACCCGCTGCCTATTCTTTGCAAGGTGCTTGGTTCTTGTTCAGGCTGTAAAAATCCGTTGGCCATTTAAAATACCTTTCCATAATCAACCATGAGATATTCACCATCTATAACAGCTTCTGGAATGATTTTCCGGACTTCCTGAGCAATCACACCAAAACCGGATAATTGACCTGTTAACTTACGACCAATTTCATTCCAATTCCAAAAATATAAATTGATGCCTCTTTCGGTTTGTCCTATTTTCTTAATATTTTTCTTCAGTCGAATATCAGATGCCTGAATAAGAGTACCAATACCTTCCGCTGCTTGACCAATACCAGCCAATGCGCCTGGTCCACGTTGAAAGCCCGGCAAGTCTGGCAATACGGCTCTTTGTGAGGCTGAACCCGTGGCAATATTAGCCAATAGGGTTGCAAGCTGTTCTTGTGATGCCTGCCCAGTCTGCCCAGCACCAGCCAGGATATTTGCAAGACTGCCGGTTCCCTGTCCAAGGATGTCAGAGACCCCTGCACCCTGACGACTGATCAGATCTGCAAGAGCCGAACCTGTAGCACCCGTGGCCCCAGCTATCTGTTCGCCGGCCCTTGTGCGCCCGCCTGCTAATGCCTGACCCGTGCCAAGGAATGCTTGTCCACCAAATTCACCGGCACGTTGGGCAATGCCTGCCTGCTGACCAGCCGCACCCGCACCAATTTGTGAGAGTGCCCCAAGGCGGTTGAATTGATTACCAAAATCTTGTGCCGCAAATCCAATTCCCTGTCTGACCAATTCCTGTCGAACATTACCGCCACCAAGACCGCCGATGGCTGAAGCACCGCGCAATAAAGCTTGCTGACCTTGCTCTTGTAAAAACTCCTGTCCGGGACTTGCCTGAAATTCCGCGAATGCCTGTTGCTGCGCCTGCGGCCCCGCCGCACCTGATAGAGCTGCCTGTTGTTGAAAAGCCTGACCGCCACCGCCAGCAAAAGGCTGCAATACACCGCCTGCAACATCTGCGCCACGACCAACGGCACTTAAGGCACCCTGTAACCCGCCTTGAAGGGCTTGTTCTGATCCGATTAAACCGGTCTGAGGAATATCAACCACTGTGCCATCTGGCAAAACTGTCATAACCATAATTAAAACCCTCTTCCGCTAAAGTTACCCCGTACAAAACTACCCGGACCCTCTGTCGATCCTTGTGGCTGACCTGCTATTTGCGCCAATAGATTGTTAAGACCACCACCACCAAAATTAAAGCCTGGCTGCTGAAAAGTTGGTAGATCGGCAGGCTGAACAGTAGGAACTGTTAACCCGCTCAAAAATGATAAATCTGTTGTGATTTCTTGGGGTGTAAAGACACCCTGGTTAACCGGAAGACCTAAAATCGCATTTTGAATTTGCGGAAGGGTTTGTGATGTGATCTGTTGCGCTCCGACATTTCCCTGTTGAAATGCGCCCAACTGTTGAGGAATGCCGCCACTGATAACATCTAGAGCACCCTGAAAACCCTGAGCGCCTACCTGTTGTGCTTGCGGAAAAAGATTTAAAACATCCTGACGCGCTTGGCCCGATTGTTCTCTGATAAATCTTTCTGTTGCCGCATTCGCCGAAATTTGGGCCGCTTGGCTTTGTTCCGATGCTCCAGTTGTCCCGCCGCCAAAAATAGCACTCATTTCAATGTCTCCTGCATTTCATCGCGAGTTATGCCCATTATCCATTGATCGTGTAATTGACCATTCAGGGCGAAGGATTTGCGTAGTATTCCTTCCTCTTTTAATCCGCATACAGCAAGAAATTGCTTGACATTAGGATATACTGAGGGAACAAAACAAGCAACCTTTTTGCACCTGTGGATTTTTTCCAATAACCAAGTCATCACGGAGTGACATGATTTAATGCTATATTCCCGCCTAAATTCTTTCAAAATGTGAGCATGGCCCTGAAGGGTGGCACCATTAAGCCAATGAAGATAATAAATACCGATCAATGCTTCATCAACCACGCATCCGAGATAAATTCCATTTGAAATATCTGGCGTATGGGCCGATCCATCCCAAGTATCATCGACAATTGTTGGCAAGATGTCACCATGCATCATCACCCCTCGAATAATATTGATGTCATATAACTGAACAATCTTCATATTAAAATCCAGCCTTTTGTTTTATCCCCGGTGATATCGGCATCACGCTTGATGTACAGAATATTCCCAGCCGTTCCCGCGGTATCCATATAAATCCTAGTTATTAAAGCCTCAAAAACACCTTCAGGACTTCCAGTACCGGTAACAATTTGTAAATCTGTTATCTGATCCATCCATATATTCATTGGAGCGGTTGTGCGGCCCACCGCATCCACAATATTTCTATCTGGTTTTGTAATCATAATATATCCGCCTCAAGCTTTATAAACACCGCCTTGACTTTGGCACTCATGGTAAAGTGAAGGCTTTCAAACCTTCTTGCGTTGCCATTCCTCCGCCAGATTTGACGTTTATTAAATTCACCAACTTTTCCCAATGACCGCTCCCGCCTCGGAGTGAAGGTCTTGCCGTCCAGCGATCTGGCCATGCTTATCATGGGGTCCGGATCAACACTATTTCCAACACCACTCTCAGTGGTCAATTCGACAAAGGGGAATTTGATATTATTTCCGAGATTTGAAAACGGTATAGTCGAAAAAGTTCTGATGATATTTTGTCCATATTCGTCAAAAGTTTCCAAGTCCAGAGATCCAACGCGACCATCAATATTGTCACCGACGAGAATGCGGCCATATGCCTTCACAATGCTATTGACGCGCCAGCGGGTTTCGGCGGCAACATTATCCAGTATGTCAAAACTGTTTCTTTCGTGCCATTTCTGAGATTTGAATTCATAAACAACAGTTGTCGTGGGCAAAGTGAAGCCGACAAATCTGTCGCCAGCCTGCGAATATTCCCATGCGAAAACATTACTTAACTGCGTTTCGGTTAATTCTGCAAGCAAGCCATCAATGGCGTCCGTAGAAATCGGAGTGGAAGTGGATCCATCATAAATGTAAATACTCGGGCCATCCGTTCTTGATCCACCAATGAATACAGCAATGCCAGCGGTTTTAACCATTGAAAACGCGGCGAAAACGCCTACCGATTCAACCCCCCCTTCAATTCTGACAAAGGGAAATCCGGGGCCGGTGGTTGCGGCGGCATTCCGGAAAGGTTCAATTGTCTCTGCACCAGCAATATAGAGAACATTATTCAGAACAACCGGGACCACAATCTTATCAGGGTCGGCCTCAGCACTTGCAAAATCAAGGGCATTATAGGCGAGGCCATTATTCAAAGCTGAGATGATAAATTTGTTGGTGTCTGTGGTGAATAGAAAGAAGCCATCAATGTAGACCACATGTCGTGGATTACCGTTTGCTTTAAAATCTGTATCGATAATTTGTTGAAAAGGTGTCCCGGCATTCTCATCAAAGATAAACCCATCACCACCAGGAACAAGAATGCATAGTTGGGTGCCATTTTCAGCTATGCTGACACGTCCCTCGCCGGGTATGGTGCCTAGACTGTCAAGAGTGAAGCTTTCAGCCCCTGTGCCGCTTATAATCTGAGTTAATTTGAATAGAGTTGTGCCATTGACGAAATAGGCAATGCCTTCCTTTTCAAATGAGCCGCGGTTGGTTTGGAGATTGGTCCCGGATGTTGCCAAGAGAGGAATACCTGCCGTACCAAACAAAACCTCATTTGCCAACCCGCCGCCCTCATTTATATGAACAAAAAGATTACTGCACCGTTGATTAGATAAAGGAAGGCTTCGGCTTGCATAAAAACCACCAGTCATGGGAAGTTGTATTTTTGGCATTAATTCACCCTGCTTGATCCGGAATTGGTAAGAATGTTAATTGCGTCTGTATTGTTTTCAACAAATACCTCCATGAAATCTCCGGGCTGGAAAATTTCTTGCCAAACAACTGTTGTGCTTCCCGGTGCGCCGGTGCTTCGTCGGGCTTTACGGCCTGAATTTGTCTGAACCACACCATTAATCGCAATATAAAGCGTGATATCTTTATTATTTCCTGAAACCGGCTCTTGAGAGAAACTGACTGTAATAGGAAGAATAGCAGGCTTAACGCCGTCATAGGTAGAACGGCCTGCTGCTGTTGTTGTAAATTGGCTGCCTGTTTCTTGGTTGAAAACACCGTTGAGTAGAACAGGAGTATTGACCGTTGCGATTACTGTCGTGGCGGGCGCTGTTAAAGACAGAAGGGCATCAGGGCGAGTGTCTGCGATATCACTGTTTAATGAGAATTGCCATTGTGCATCATCGGAAGAAATCCCCGCCAAAGGTGTTCCTGTGCCGATCTGTTGAATATTTTGAACTGTTCCCAATGATCCGGCGTTAATGTTTCCAGATGCTACAAGGCCGGATAACATAGTCGCGCCACCGGTAGGGGCAAATACTGAATTGACATATGAAAAAGCGTTGAAAGTCGCTGTTCCAAGATCAAATAAAGTCCCTCCTGCAATATTGATAAGGTTTTCAACACAGAAAAATGAGCCGTGTGAGCCCGTAAACAAGAAACCATCTGTCGTGATTGGATCTGTGATGATGTTTCTTATAATCGTGCCGAGTAAGTCCTTTAAGGTTCCTAGAGTTTTTCCTGCTGAAATCCCGATATTTTTCATTATCAGAAGGCCTGTGCCGACACCGTCAATATTACCAAAAGCACCATTTGCGAATGACAAATCAATTTGTGAAAATACATTGGTTCCGCCAACTGCCGTGAACATGTCGCCTGTCCCGGTATAAGTCAGCTTGATAAGTGTACTGTCCGCCCCCGAAAAGACGTTGTTATTCAGAAGAAACCGGTCAGTTGCAACACTGACATCATCCACGAATAAGTAATGTGTTTTTGCGGCAAGGGTAATCACTCCGGCAATCGGTGTTGGTAGGTCGGACTTCTGAGCCACTACCACCGTCTTGGTTGAAGCGGGCGCCGTGGTTGACGCTATCTGAATCTGCCCCGGTGTTGATGAGATATTAATCCCGGTCCCCGCCACCAATGATTTGAAAACAGCCGCCGAAGCATTTGGATCATCGACAAGGGCCACCCCAACTTCATTAAAGGTGAAGTCTGTCGATATCTCAAGGCTGTTCTGTGCATCTATTAGGGCGGCTATACCAAAGCCCGGGGCAATGTTTCGAATGCCCTTCACGGCACCTTGATCATCCAGCACGGGGACGTCACCAGCATCACCGACTTGGATGATTGATCCCGTAACGCCCAGAGCTGTTAGGAGATCGGCAATCGAAATTCGAATATTATGCCCCGCAGACACAAAATCGAAAAAGGCATCAGCCGGGATTGTTGACTGTGCGGGGAATCTTGATTTCTTTACGCCTTGCCCGCGAGATATTGCGCTGCTGTTTGCGTCTCCACCTGTATGGGTCATAGTGTGAATTCCTCTGTTCCAACTTCCAAGCCGATTGCGCCAGTTGTTTCGGCCAATATTTCGCGTTCAAGATCAGGAAAAAATCTGTTTGATAATCCGTGATCATTATGTTCATTGCCTGATCCGATCGGCAACGTGGAAGGGAAAACCGATGTAGTTACGACAACGCCTAATTCTTCCATAGCCTCCAAACCCTCTTTGGCAGCCCGTACAAGTCCGGGCGATATCTCACCACCAAAATCAGGGGCAATCTCTATCGCTACATTGGCGATCACGCCCCGAAGAGCTCCAAGAGGGACTGTAATATTATCTGCAAGATTAGTGACCTGAGTATATCCGAGACGAACACCCCTAGCATCAAGATCAAACATATAATTATTCATGGCAAAAATAGCATCATCAAATTCATCAGGTTGCAAATCTGCTTCGGCGCCTTGGGAAATAATTCTTAACAATGCTGTTTTTAGAACTTGCGCTGCTGTGGCCATTATTCAGCAGCCTTTTTTGATTTTCTGCCGACTTTCTTTTTCCAATTAAGGCTTTTGACATATTTAACCGTTGCCTCATTATCGTTTATATTGATTTCCTTGCCACTTGGCTTAATCCAAATTGTCATGATAGAACCTCATAAATATTAGGGGAGTGAGGGGCCGAAGCCCCTCATAGATATCTTACGCAGTGCCGAAGCCCTGACCGGCGAAGAATGGATTCATTGCACCATAAGCAGGCCGGAAATCAAACCGGATTGTTTGCTTGTTCGCATCACCGTCAGAATACCGTGACACACGGAACTGCAAACCGTCTTTTGTGGTTGCAATTGTATCTGTCGCGAACAGTCTTTTAATGGGAACTGAGGTAATACTGAAGGCATCAGGATGCCAGAACAGATTTGGCTGTTTGACTGTAGCCGCAGCACCAAGAATGGTGACAACATCGGTTGCGACCGGCGCACTATCAACAGTATTGTAAGCGCCAGGGCTTTCAAAGATAGCGGGGCCAGTAACAGTGATTAGACCGGCACCAAGAGCCAATGTAACATCAGCGACAACAGTTCCGGTCCAAACAATCGCCGCGCCGGCAGCATCCAACACAAGATCACGAGTTGAAAGATTTAGGCGATTACGTCCAGTAATTTGAACCTGCTCACCCGCCTTGATTGGCAAGTCCGCATCAAATCCAGTAAGAGAAAGTACCTGAGTCATAGTGTCTTTGGCGGCGATATACGTTACAATAGGATTTGCAAGCAGAGTTCCAACACGGTCGGCGCCAGCACCGGAGGTATATGTCGGTAGAGTTGTCGCTGTTTTAACAGAGAACCCGGCAAAGTTTTCAACTACCGTTGCGTCTGCATTTACATCCGTGAAACCTTTATCACTGCCAAATGATCGCTGCTCATTTGAAAGCTTCACTTGAGAGAATGGGTTAAGCAGATATACCCATTTCTTGTTTTTTGGAACGCCTGTGCTTTGCATAAGAGCCCCGGCATTGGCAACTTCTTGCCAACTATCGACACCCTCACCAACCGTGCCAGATAACAAACCGGTGTTTTTAACGGCAAATGCGGCGAAGTCTTTTTCCAAATCGACAACCATCCGCATTGCGGCATCATCCCAAAAACGATCAGCATCAGTACCCATTTTAAGGGCTTGATCAGCTTCGTCGAAGTCAATGGGAATTGTTATATAGTCCTGAACGGTTGCGGTTGCCTTACCGGTGATGATGTCGCGTTTTGTGCCGGTAATATCACCATCAGAAGAACGAACGGTTTGATAATCGGTAGGACGTTTAATATCGACATTGTCGCCAGAGTTGGGGTCGAATGACCCTGAGAATAATTGAGTATCAACATTTTTTGAAATCATCCGCTGGCTTTCGAAGGATGCTAGAACCTTCATCATCACCTTGCGGGTAAAGTTACTGTCAAAAGAATTGGCCATTTTATCACCTTATGAAAAAGTGACCCCTTTCAGCCTTGGATCTGTCTTTTCAGGCACACCCTTGCCATCATCCATATCAAGCGGATGCGGGGTCGAGGATTGTTTCTTAATGCCTGCAAGTTTCGGTTTAATCTCAGTAGCAATATGAATGGCGGCCTGCATGGGGGACATTGATCTTAATTTATCCAATTCCAGCATATTCTTTGCTAAAAAATTCACGATCAATGGACCTTGTGGATCTTCTACCAAATGGTTTTGAACACCAAAATCAAGCCCGGAATTACTAAGCACCGCAGCTTCCTGCGCCATTTGCTCGGTTTTAATTCCAAAGCTTTCAGCCGTTTGTCCATATTTTACATTTACTTCATGTTGCTTCTGAGCCTGCGCCTGTGCTTGCTGATTGGCTTGAGCTTGCAGTTGGGACTGTTCCCATGTTGTCTGCGCGTCAAACGTGGCACGTTGCTTGATTGCCTCGTCCCGTGTATCCATGGCGGTTTTCAATCCATCAGGATTACCATAAAAGTCTTCGGGGTCTGGCATATCAGGAATTGCGGGGGCTTCTGCTTGGGGCATCTGTGCCTGGAAGTCTGCCAATTTGCGTTCGGCTTCGTCTGCACGTTGTCGTTCTTTGTGCGTCTGAGCAACCTTACCGCCGATAAGCTCGTTAACTTTGGCCTGCTGCCGGTCGTCAAAAACTATCCGGTCTTCCGGTGAACCTTCGCCGGGCGTTGCGCTGTCAACGCCATTGCCTTGGTCAAGGTTCTGCTCTTCCGTGGCCTGATCGGAAAGTTGAATACCATCGGTATTCTCTGTCGGCTCATTCTGGATATTATCCATTTTTAATCCCTTTTGGTAGGTGATGTTCCGGGCTTCCTGCCCGTGAGGTATTTTTAAGAACTATCAAATTATTTAACCAATTTCAAGTTAATAAAATCAGGTCTGGTTTTGTGCGTCAATTACTTCTCGCGTTTGTCCAATGAAAGAAACAACATTTCCCGGACCCTGAATAGGTGAAGCTGCAATGCCTTCAGCTAGAGTTTTCAGGGTGTTTGCCTGGGTATTCAGGTTATCAATAGTGTCGTTCGTAATCTGCCGTTGCTGCTCCTGCAGGGCAATAAGCTGATCAAACTGCTGTTTCTGTGTTGCCTGATCCAATTTTGCTATTCTCTCAGAAAGTTCAAAATCTTTTTGCTGTGCTTCAAATTGGATTTTTTGTCTTTGAAGATTTAGCTTCTCAACTTCAAGGGCAATATTATTCTGAGCCTTCTGATTTTCAAGCTGTACTTTCTGCAGATCAACCTGAACCTTGGCGGCCTGTGCATCGGCTTTGGCCTGCTCAGCCTGCGCAAGAACCATATCAGCACTCGGCTCCTGTGGCCGCTGTGCCGCTTGCTGTGCTGCGGCTTTCTCTTCCTCAGTCATCTGGCTTTCCGGGATAACGCCAGCCTGCAACAACTGTTGCCTTGACCTTTCGGCCACCTTGTCCAGACCCGGCGCGTTGATGTTGCCAAGGAAAATATCCTGACCAATTTGCAGGACAGATGGATCAACGGCGGCAACCTTCAGAATGCTTTCAACGGTTTCACTTTGCTGACTTGATAACGATGGTCCGGCCTTACAGGTCGCCGTGTACTTGCCGATTGACATATCGTTTAAAATAACCGGGTCGCCTGTTTCCTGATCGATGACCTCGTTGATCACCTTCATTTCATCGGAACCATCAACGTTCAAAATCCGCTGCTGCCTCTCAGCATCATAAACTTTAGGATAGGCTTCATTGATGATTGTTGCTGTCCGGCAAATTCCAACCTCAAGGGATGAGAAATAATTAACCGTGATATTATTTGATTTGTTCTGAAGTCTTTCGATAGCGACGCCTGATTGCAGGCCGGGATTATCGCCCATGCCAGCGGCGAAGATGCCAGCAGTTGAACCCATGAGATTCCGCATGTTTTCGGTAATAGTACGAAGGCCGGGATTAATTTGAGCCCCCCCTGTTTCAAATGGTGGAGTTTCATCTGGTTTAATATTGTAATACTGAACTGGATCAGCGTTAGTGTTCAATGTAGCAAGCGTGGCTGTATGGCCTTTGGCTTGTGCTTTTGACATCCACATTTTTCTCCGTGGTGCAAGTGCACCCTCTTCGATCTCACGAGACTGCGAATAGTTCAATACCCGCTGAGAATCTTTCAGCTTTCGCACAACTCCACGATAAAGCATTTTATTTTCAATAACCTGATAGTTACCATACACCGGGACCAAAGGAATACTTGAAAAGACTGTTTCCTGCGCTTCACCAATCCAACCTTCACCGTCAAACTTTCTCATGAAGAACTGGCTGATCTCAACATTTCGAGTATCTTTGACGGTTTCACCGCCTGCGGCCAATTCATCTTGAATTTTCTGGAATTTTTCATCGTTGAGAAATACTCGACCAAGGGTTGTCTTGATCAATTCTTTTTTCGTTTTCTTCCTGAAGAATAAATGGCCAACGATAACCATTTCAGCTTTGTTGTGGTATACGTCCGATTCTCTGCCATCATCAACGCTCTCTCCTGATCTGCCAGGGTTCTTTTCTCTGAACTCATCAATTGGCACAGCAGACAACAACCAACCATGATCACTATCAGACTTATCTTGTTCCTGCGCTCCCAAATCAAACCACACACGGTCCATTGAGTTATGAATAGGCTTAATGATCAAATCCTGGTCAAAGCTTGTTTCATCCATAAATTCAGTGGCCACCATCCAATGATCAAGCCCGGCTGTCACCATGTTCCGGCCTGCAGTTGAATAAATACTTTGGGCTTTAGAAATATTCTCGATGTTGCGCGTCATGCCAGCGCGAAGATCTGCAAGCTCTTTGGTTGCGCCGCCGCCTGTTGGCTTGATGGTAATATCAAAATTGGATTTCTCAATATCCCCGGCAATCTGGTCGATGATTGGCGTGGTCTGATCGAATGTATAACGGGGTTTATTTGCGAACTTCTCAAATATATCTTGTTCCCATTGACCGTTTGGCTTGGTGACAAAAACATGATCCTCTTTCGACAGCTTCCTGTTGTCTTCGTCAGCGTCTTGTGCCTGTTCGAGTAATCGGATGTTAGTTTTATAATCGGAATAATCAGGCATTGGTTACCATCCTGTAAATTTAATATCTTCAAAATCATCATCAACAGGCGGGACGAACATTGTCATCATGACGCTATCACCTTCATTCGGTGAGGATATCTTGAGTTTTTTCATTTCTACCTTGCTCATGATCTGTTCTAAACCCTGTGAATTTGGCTTGCGTGGTATCCTGCATAATTGGGATCTGAGCGAAACCATATCATCAATGCCTTCAGAATTCAAACTGATCATTTCGGCGGGGTCGATATATTTTCCTTTAACACGGCTTTTATAGGTGTTGTGAAAGCGCCGGGCAAGATCGATATAATACTGCGCCCGGTTGTTTTTGAAGGTGTCGGCATAGGTCTTGGGCTTGGCTGTTTCGCTATCCCCGGATACAGGCGTATAAATGCTTAAAGCGTTGTCCTGGGCCTTACCGGACAGGCTGCCCCGGAACATGTGATACTTGGTTGACGTACCCTTGAAGGCGTCCGACACTTGCCGTTTAAGCCCGGTCCCCATGCCGTCACCATCCCAGACAAACCAGTCAGCATCGGCTTTACGAGTCCGGTCTGTGGCCCAATCGCACACCTCATCAATCTCACCGGATGTTTTAGACCTGACCTGTTGAATGATACTTCCATGTCTGACAGCAAAGCCGCCAGCGTCCCCGCCATCGTCAAACGGATCATGCGCTGCAATGATGGCACCATGAGGCTCGAACATGGCTTTCAACTTCGGATCAAGGTGGGCATCAATGGCAGCGTCGAACCATTCCGGCATGATGATGGAATGTTCGACAGTATCATTGAATTTGCCTTCCCATATGTGGTCATACAGAGCGCGTGGCATGTGGTCATAATCATATTGCCTGATTTGTTCCTGTGCATCATTCCACCATGGGTTATCCCGCCAGTTAACCACCACGATCATGTGAAGGTCATCCTCATAATAGCCATCCCGCTCTAATTCTTTCATAAAGGGGACGATGAATCTTTGGCTGAAGGCATCGCCGCTTGAATGGGGATTGCCGACGAACCAGCATTCCCGGCCCGGTTCGCGGAGGATTGTGGGGATAAGTTTCTCAAGGCTTTCTTTGGATGCCGTCTGCGCTTCTTCAAAAATGGCGTATTTGTAACCGGTCATTGACTTGACGCTGTTCGGATCACGGTTGGCACCCTTGTATGTCGTATAGGCTCCATTAGGGGCAATAATTGTTTTAGGTCGCAGCTGCCAGCCGCTTAGCTTGATGCGCTCGTCGATGCTCAGCTTCATTTCGCTGTGAATGCTGTCCTCGATGGTATTCTGAAATTCCCGGAGACACAGGATATTTTCACCTTCAACACCCATCTTGAGCCCGGTCATGATATCGCAAATGGCTATGGATTTTCCGGAGCCTCGACCTCCAATGATAACCTTGATCGGCTTGTGCTTGGTAACGAGCCTTTTGAATTTGGAATTGATGTTGAGGTTAATCGTCATTCTCACGATCTTCTGCATCACGTTCAGCAACACGTCTCGAGGCACAACCTCCCACATAAGAAGGTAGTGATGATTTCCCAATAACAGCGCGCGGATCATGTATTTGAGTTTGATATGCCCCTTCCTTATCCCAAGAGATAAAGAAAAATCCCTCTACGCATTCTGTTTGACTAAGGAGTTTGGCTGATTGTTTCATCAAATGCCGATTACGTTTCCGGCGCTTTTGTTCTCGGTTGTTTTTGTGGACTGATAGGGAAATTGGTTTAACCATTGGCTATTTCTTTGTCGCCGCATCAACAAACGTCACAGTCATCGTGTGTTCAATCGGTGCATCTTCGTCACCGCTTATCTTTGTCTTCCTAGGAACATTCCAGCCGATCATATCGGCCATCTGTTTCATCGCGCCGTGACTATCGTGAAGTTCTAATTTGAAGCTGTCTCCATGCGGAGTAATCGATTTAATGCACCGGGCAAGATCTTCAGGCAGTTCGCTGGGATTCTTCATCATCATGATGATTGAACCGTCTTCATCTTTTTCAAATTTACAGAAATCTGCCACTGTCGCGGTCACTGATCGGGACAGTATCTCAAGTGCTCGTTGCTTTGTGAGGACGGCTCCAGAGGCCGCTGAGGCCATCAAACTGTCGTAGAAGGCACGGACCTTAGAATTGCTTAGAAGAACGCTTGCACCGTTGTCCTGTGAACTCTCCCCCTTCGCCGTACCACCAGCCGCGATATAAGCTTCCCTCTGGCTCATGCTCTTACCAACCAGATTAATCACGTATTTTTTCTGCAACGTGGTGAGTGCTTTGGCTAATGTTTTTTGCTCGTCGGTGAGTTTGATCATGTCTGAGCTATATCACGATTTAGCCGACATTTGCAAATCGAAGTGCTTCAGCGCGGAAAACTCTTTCATGAATTCGTTATCAAGTTCACGCCGGCAGTAAGCATATTGAACTGCGGCGCCATGGAAATCAGGCCGGGGAATTTTGGCATCAACGTTTTGCCACAGTCGGAATAATTCTTTCTCATACTCATCTTGGATTTCTTGGTATTTGTTTTCATTTGTCATTTTCCTACCTCCGTTGAAATGTATTATATTTAAAAATAATTCTTCGACATCTTGAATTGTGGAGCAAACTTTTCCTGAATATTCAAAGTCTTCCAACGAAGGGAAACGTGCGTTTTTCATTTTTTAAATCCTCTATTTCAATGGTATATTCCGTCCTAACAATGACCTTTTTACATTCTCCCTTATTCAATTCATCTTTAAGGGGATGATCGTATTTGCCTCTCTTAAACAGTAGGGCCGGCTCTTTGATAAATTCACTGTAACTTATCTCGCTGTGCATAGGCTTATCATAAATGCCGATAGGGTATGTATGCCATCCTTCAGTTATGTACTCCGCACCTTCTCTAAATATCTTACCGTCCTTCATTACGACAATGAACTCCTGAATTCCGTGCTTTTTCATTTTCCTGCCTCCGTTGTTGGGTTAAATCCGTTTTCGTTCAGGATGGGTTGGGGAACTCTGGTTCCGGGCATATCTGGTTGTGGCCCCCATTCGTCGTACCATTTGCCGGTCTGCTGGTATTTTTTAACGACGACTTGCCAACCTTTGTCGGTATGGTTTATTTGCTCAGCAGATGATTCCAGTTGATCGAGATACATTTCAGCAGTGAGCCAGTTGTTTGGTTTTTTAATATATCTGGTTTCGGTATTCTCGGTTACACATTTATGGGAATACGCTATCATGGATTTGTGGATAATTTCTTTACTCGATTCTTTACGGGCTTTTTTGTAGTTGATGAAGGATTGGGACTTTGCCTCTTTTCTCAGGCATGTATTCCAAAATTCATCAAAATCTTTTTGTATGTTTTTTTCTTTATCTCCTGTTCCCCTGTTCCCCTGTATCGCAGGCGTTTCGCAGGGGTCTATGCAGAGCGTTCGCTGTGCGTTCGCAGAACCATTATCGTTGTTTTTCAATGATTTAGCCTTTGAGTTTGCGAGTTTAGTTTTATATTTGTTGTGTTTTAGTTTTGCAGCAGTTGCATTTTTGATTGATTTTAAATTAATCTGTTCCAATTCTAAATTCACTTTAATGTTCATCAAGAGGCCATTTTCTTCAAATATTTTCTCTCTATCTAGGAGTTCTTTTTTCAATCTCCGGAACATTCTCATTGATGTTCGGGTCTTAAAATGGAGTAGCTGATCATTGTCTGGGAGAGCACCATCATAGCGATACATGAGGTTGATTAATCGGAGATAAAAGGCCTCTTGCTCAAGGTTTAATTCCTCGGTGCCTTCTTCCCAAGATTTGATATGTAAAAAATATTTTCCTGCCATGATTATTAACTCTGTTCAACTCTGTTTAAAAGGAAGCATGTGGCGGGTTAACAGAGCAAAAACCTGATAATGGAGCTACCAAGATCATTTTTTCACCACACGAAGGATCATATATTATTCGTTTTTAATATCAAGCAATTCTTTGTTATTCCGATTTAAGCCATTCCTTTTGGGACCACATCTTGCGCTGCTCCGCTGCGTTAACTGCCTCCCCTTCTAATTTCTCAAGTTTCCGCCACGCCAGAGCATTACTGTCATATGGGCCACTTTGTTTTATATTATCAACAAATATATAATGTTTGTCGCCAACCTGCCTGACTGTTTTCACATCACACACCATTCAATCTATCATTAAGCCCATCACGCACGGCATTCGAGTGCAAATAAACATCCAGCTTCACCGTGCCTGTTGGGCCGCGCCGTTGCTTGGACACGATCAGGTCGATTTTATTCTCACATCTTTCCACTCGATCCGCCCACTGTTCAGGGTCTTTTTTGGGTTCGCGGTCTTTAATATAATGATGTTCCCGATAAACAAATATTATTGTGTCGGCATCCTGTTCAATAGACCCGCTATCGCGCAGGTCTGACATGATTGGTCGCTTATCATCCCTCATTTCCAACCTTCGATTTAATTGCGACAAAAGAAGGATGGGAATTTTCAGTTCCTTGGCCAGACGCTTTAATGCCCCGGTGATTTCACTAATCTCCAAAGTTCTATTCAGTTGCTGGCGATTGGAGCCCTGCATAAGCTGTAAATAATCAATAACCATAAAATCAATAGTCTTGTCCCCAGGAAGCGACCTGTTAAGCCGGCGCGTTTCCCGGCGAATACTTTCAACAGTTGTCCCGCCACGATCAGAGATAAACAAAGGCATTTTTTTCATATCATCGAAACCTTCCCTCAATCTGTATATCTGCGATTTATCGACTTTCCGATTTCTAATATCAAAATATTTTATTGGGTTATGTGAATTATAAATTAAATCTGAAACCATGCGTTCGCGCAATTCCGGGCCTTGCATTTCGATGGAAAAAAAAGCTCCGGTATAACCAGCCCTACAAGCACCTTTCGATATATTCAGTGCCAACGCTGTTTTCCCCATACCTGGGCGTCCAGCAAGTATCCAAACTTGGCCATCTCCCATGCCGCCGGTCTTGGCGTCCAAACCCTTTAAGCCGGTGGTTATACCGCTTAATTTTATACCGTTTTCAATCCCATCAATAATATCCGCAAGTTCTTCGTCAATGCCCTCGGAAATATGAAGCAATTCCTCGCCCAGACTTTCGGCACTATGCATCCCTTGAAGGGCCTGCTGTGTCTCCTCGACAATTTCACTACCTGTTTTGTCAGAAGTATCATAAGCGGCCAGAGAAGCCGTCTGTGCGGCCTCAATAACCATCCTGCGCACGGCTAAATCATGGATGAGCTGACCATATTCAGGAGTATTGACAATACTGATTGCCGCGGTGGACAACCTAGACAAATATACAGCGCTGCCTACTTCTTTTAATCCCAGGTGATCTTTAAATTTATTGCTGAATGTAATAGGAGAAAATTTCTTATTTCCTGAAAACTGTTTAATACATTCCGCATAAATATCTTGGTGGGCAGGATTTACAAAATGCTTAGGCTCAAGGAAATCAATTATTCTTTCCATGGCCAGGTTATTGACCAACACGGCACCCAAGAGGGCTTGCTCTGCTTCCAGATTATGAGGAAGGATCTGCACCTCAAAGCGCGGATCTTCCATCGGCGGGTTTTCATCTGTCATCATTAAATTCCCCCATGAACCTAATCCACGACCTACGAGCTTCTAATCCATCCTTTAAAGACAAGGTATCTTGAGCAAGTTTTGATTTTTTAACATAGTCAGACCAAAGCTCTTCCATGGTCTTTTCTGTCGGTATTTGGGTAATTTTATTCATAGCCATATCTCCTGTAGGCATGTCTCTCAAATAAGGGTAACAGGGCAGTCCGCGGAGACTACGGGGTTTCGACTTGCATGGTCTAGCCCTGTATGTAATTTATAATCCTGATTCCTGTTGTTCGTCAACAAATTTTTCAATCTCATTCCCGAACACATCCCACCCTTCGCGCTTATTGCGTCCAAAAAGCTCGATATAGGGCCCATCATACATGCGTTCTATCTTCTCGTATGCCTCAAACGGTTTCCGGCTGTGTTCACGCCTTGGTGCGAATAAGAAATCCCTCTCGGACCGCGATTTAAGAAACGGCTTTCCCTTGCGCGAGATCAGGCAAGGTTCCAAATTCTTTCTTGTCCCATACCCACCGCCAAAAGCGAACTTACCTGTCTCCGGATTTTTCTTGATCCATTCCCAACCGAGTCCGGAATACTTAAAGCCTGCCGATTCAATAACGCTCTCAGCATGAAAAATCATCGGCCACGTACACCACATGAGAAAAACGCAATTATTTGAAGCAAGCGCCCCTACAGGCAACTTATAAAGTAATTCAATGCTCATACACGGATATTGCTTCAATGCGCCTCTGTCAGCACCCTTGCTTGACCAATTCTCATATAACCAAGGGTAATCCGCATAAATCACGTTATAGCCACCAGCGGGCCTATTCTGAGCCATTTCGAGGATGCCGTTCTTCGCACTGATAAAGCGCGGGTCATCTTCGGATGTTATGGGGTCGTGTATGTTCATTTCATTCCCCTCCAATTTGTTTAACCGATGCATTATTGTAAAAAATATGCCCGGCAACGTGGCTTATGGTCTTGTTGATACGCCCGGACTTCATTAATCTCTTAACGGCCCGGGTCACAATTCTGAAAGGAAGTTTTGTATATTCAACGATTTCAGAAATTTCCAAACCCCAACCATGCTGATCCGTATATTTTTTTATTTGGCATAACACCATCTTGTCAGCCTTAATAAATATCTTAGGTTGTCCGTGGCTTATTGGGAATTCTGCCCCAGATATGGATGTGAGATCCAATCTATGACACTTGCCGGCAATCGCGTTTTTAGTTTTCCCGAGTTTGTTGGCAATTTCCGTGAAAGTATGTTTATCCAGGATAAGGGTTTTTAATTCTGTTATTTGTTGGTCAGTCCAAGCCATGTTCTGTCTCCTAGCGGTTAAAATTATTCGGACCGGGCAATGCTCTGGCACTATCCAGACGGCTCAGTATGCAACATCCCCGGCCCGCCCACCGTAGCGGACTCATTAACCCGTTTCCGGGCGTTTAAAATTATTAATTAAATAGAGAATGTAATTGCAATTGTTACAATAATACCTATTACCATTATTCGCTCTGGAAGCCAGATAAACATTGCGCTATCTCTCCACGTTGTTTTTCGCGCTTCAATTCTTTCTTGTTCTTTCAAATACCACTGAAATTCTCTGTTAAGCTGTCGGTCTTCCATTACCTCCCACGGCTCACCATCAAGTGTATGGCCCTTTGCGCATACAGTCATGGTACAATCGTCTCTTGGCGGTTTCCCTAAATACATAACCATATTCTTTTCTCCTGCCCGCAATCGGGCGTTTAAATTGATTCTTGTTGTGCATTCCATTTACGCATATATCGCATAAACAAGATGCCCCTATCTCTGGCATTAAAGGTCGCATTTCCCACATCACTAATGGGTACGGGGAACTGCTCGTCACGGTTTGTTCTGTACCAAAGATTACCATCACGGTAATGGAGGAACATCACATCAGATTTGACCGCTTCTTTTATATCTATCTTCATTGGGTAGCCTTTCCGGGCGTTAGTGCGAACTATGCCGCAGCCTTTAATTGTTCAAGGTTTTTCTTCATACGGCCTACATCATCAATGGCTATTTGCCGCGCAGTTTTTTCTTGACCGGGTTCCTTTGCCCACCACTCATATTCACCACCACCTTCGCCTGTTTTGATAAAAAATTCAGCGGAAGATATATCATCACCAAGCCGGTATTCTTCTGAATTCAAATCGTCTGCGAGTTCTTGTCGTAAAGAATCTTCATCGGCACATTTTTCATGAGCTTCATTGATTCCGTCATCCTTGATGGATTTGTCTTCTTTACGAACGGGACAGCCACAATGGCGGCAAGTTGGAAGGTCGATTGAGTGTGGATCGTTTTGGTCGTTATACATCTGTCTTCTCCTATATGCCGCTATTGGGCGTTTTAATATTTCATTTCGTTTTTCGCTTGACTTAGTTTATTGCATAACGTAGTTTCAATTGCAATAGCTTATTTTAAAAAAGGTGAAAAAAGTGAAAATTGGTTACATTCAAACCCGCGCAAACGTATTTAGTCTTAAAGAGCAAACCGACGCATTAATTAAATATGGCCTCAGTTCTGAACACATATACAGCGATACCGATGCTGATGGCTTCGAGGAGGCCATTAAATCATGCTATAGTGAGGGAGACGAGCTTGTTGTGTGGTCGGCGGCTGTTATTGGCCGAGTGCGGTACAGCAGCACTATAAAGAGACTGGCAAAAGTTGGGGCATCCCTACATATTTTGCGGCGCGATCTAACCATAGACTGTGTCCCAAGTCTCCCGGCTGCGCAAGGGCTTGATGATATATCCCAAGCAGAGAAAATGAATGGTGTGCTGAAAGGCCGCAAAAAGAAAGTGTTGCCGGCCAAGGCTGCAAAGATCATTGATTATGTGAATGAAGGAAATCCACAAAAGGCCGCTGCCAAACACTTTGGAGTAAGCACAACAGCCGTTAGCAAGATTGTTAATGGTAAATATTTAAACATCCAACATGAAAGGAATGAATGACATGACTATAAATATAGGAAGTCTTAAAACAGAAAATTGCGGGGCAGACGTTCGCATCAGCGATACAGATATTAATTTCCGTTGCTCAAAATGTGGCTCTGACGACGTTACGACAGGTAATATCGAAATTAAAGATGGTATTATGCGTGAAACGGAAACAAGGTGTAATTCTTGTGGGGATATTTCAGAATTGAAAGGGAAGGAATAATGTTTACTAAAATCAGAGAATTTATAAATAATAACAAACCCGTTAGAAATTGTAAGTTACAATCGGCTTTAAAAGAAAAAGAATCTTGGGCTAAATTTGCTTTAGTGCTACATGATTATCTTGGTGATAATGTAGTGGAAATATTGGAAAATGGGCATGCTGATAAAATTGCCATCAAAGACGGGTTAGTAATTATTGGAAGCGGAGCCCATATCAACCGTATTGAGTTACTAGGTAATTCTCGTTTTATTATATGGCCTGGCTCAAAGGGGGCGGTTATAGAGTTCGTTGTAAGTGAAGATGAGAAAGCCTTACCGGTGAAATTTAATTGAAGTGGAACACTAAGATGAGCGGCGACCTTAAAGAAAGATTGGGTGACGCATTACACGATGCGAGATTAATCGAGATGAATATGCGCCTCGCTTACAAAAATAACTTAACCCACGCTGAACTTTTAGACCTAACAAAAGCACAGGCAATGGGTATTGTTAAAAATCTTGAGATTATTGTGGAAAGTGAAATATTAAAATGAGCATAGAAAGCCAGAACGACATGCTGCTGAGATATGAGGCCGAAAGAAGGCAGCTTTTGGCAGCAATACTTAAACACAAAGAAGAATTTCCTGATGAGCCATTAGCTGGAGAGTGGGAATTATGGGATATTTTGGAGCAAATCAAATGAGCGACGAGTTCACAATGGAGATACCTTATGACTGCCCTAGAGGTCGTGATGATTGTAGATCGCTCTCTAAGATACAAAGTCCTAATTCATTCTTTTGTTGTGGGGAAAACAACGGCAAAAACAGGCCAGTAGGGCAGGATAACTTCACTACATGTTTTAAAGGCGAATTTAGGGATGATTTAATCTACAGCGATAAGAGGGATTTGCTACATCAAGCATCGGTTATTTTGCGAGGCTTGGCGGTTGTTGAGAAAGACCATTACGAACCCGACGGGGTGGATTGGTCACCTTGGAATGACATAATTTCAGAACAGGATTGGAAAGACTTATGAGCGTGAAGCCGTACTTTGAAAAGAATGGGATCAGGGTTTCAAAGATACCTTTTGATGATCTTGGCAAACGTTGGATATACGCATCACATCAGACTTTTATTGGTGCATTAATTTTAAAATTTAGAGGCTACAAAAACTTTGAAACACCGATGATTTATAATGGCGGAGGGTTTTTTAGACCACTGTGGAAAAAGGAATTACAAAATGCCGACAAATAAGACGAGCGGAGATAATAATGGGTAGATTTATTTGCCACAAGGATGGTGTTTTTTTTATGTGGTCTTCAATAGTTGACGCTCCTGTCTCTCATGCTATGACTGAAAAACAAATGAGAGAACGTCATAGAAGTTTATATAGCGCCGTACCAGTTGATGCGCGGATTGACAGAGCTATTAAGAAGGGGACAAGTTGTTATTATAGCAACTCTTTGGAAGAACTCATATCTCATAACCGGGCCGGGGCGGATGAAACCACCATATCATTAGATGAAATTATGGAGCAACTCAAATGAGCATCATACCCCCAGTGCCTAACCGCTTGCCATTCGCAACAAAAGAAGTTGCGTTTAAAGCAAGTATTAATTTTCTCAATTCGCTTGTTGCAGAGATGCACAGCCACGGAGAGCGGCTTAGGGTTGTGGGGATGGAAGGACAAGGAGAAATAATACACGGCTTTGCGCACAAGTTACGTGAAGAAGTTTTTCAAATTTTAAAATGTGAAGCGGAGTTTCCAAATGACTGACAACACGAAGACGAGCGGCAATGCTGAATGGCTTGAGCGTGTAATCGATGCTGCACAAAAAGAGGTTGATACTTGGGACAGCTACAAGCGTGAGGTAATGCAGCGAGAAGCCGACCGTAAACATTTTCAACAAGACAACAGAAGTTATGGGAATTTCTAATGAGCGACAGAACCCAGAAAGAATTTTATGAAGAAGCTAATATTTATATATCAAAAAAGTTGGATGAGATTGAAAAATGGCTTAATGCTTTGCCTACCCATCCTCATATTGAATATATAACATCAGTTAAAATCTCTAATGGCGTATTCCAGGCAACGGACATGGTGCCGGATGTTGTCAATACCGTGAATAAAGACGCCCTACTTTCTGAGTGGTCTTACATCCGAAAAGAAGTAGAATGGTTTAAACATGTATCAGAAGGAGATTTATACTAATGAGCATGATTAAATCAATAATATTTGTGGCGTTAGTGTCGGCGGCGGTTGCCGCGTTCATCATAGCGCCAATTCTTTCACATATAGGATAGGTTTTTTAATGAGCACCAAGCCTTCAAAAGAATACGTATGGTGCAACCACCATCACGAATTAACAAATAGTCATAAAGTGGTCGAAATTGGCGGCAATAAATTTGTAGCTAATAAAAAAGCTATTCCTCTTTTAAACGCCCTTAATGATGTCGGGCTTGGAACTACATCGCATCATATTGACAAACAAGAAGATAATTCTTTCATACAAATATCTATGAAAAATATTAGGGCTGTCGAAATTCGTGACGAAAAATTGACTATCCAGTGGGATCAAGACAAATGAGCAATTTAACCTCACCAGTACAGCATCATAAAATATGTGATGACCCCGAATGTAGCACATGCTTTCAGGACAGCGAAAACCTTGAAAAGTATCTTCTCGGAAGAATCGGTGGTGAAAAGTTTGATGTATTATCAGAGCTTCGTCAATTCGTGACCAGCCTTAATTTGCAAGCCGAATTTGGGGGTTGGCCTTCGCCGCATTTCTTCGATGAGAAGATTTTAAACCAATTCGTGGAGAAACACTAATGAGCGGGAAACCCAAAGGTAAAGGGCATGGGCCGGGATGTATTTATGAGGGCCGCTGGAAAGAATGGTGCATCGTGAAAAAGCTCTCCAGACTAAAGCACAAGATATCAAAACAGGAAATTGCGAGGCAAGACAAATGAGTAATTTTGTAGATAACTTACGGAGTGTGGCACTTGGTAACCATATATCTATTCATAAATATATTAGGTGGTTATTTAATGCGGCGGATGAAATTGAACGTCTTGAAAAGATAATAGATGACGCAGCACAGGAATCCGATGTTTTTGACATTAGGGAAATATTAAAAGGCCAAAACAAATGAGCAATCGTGAGAATGATCTCCGCAATACTTTAAAAGAGATATACACGCTTTGTCTCCGTAACTTGCCCTGCGATAATCATACCACAAATATTTTTTATCCTGATTATAAACGGTGGCATATTGAGGCTATGAAGATTGCCAAAAAACAACTTATGAAAAAATATAAAGGAACTCAAAGATGAGTGATTTACAAATAATTATTCGTAAGCTCAAAGGGAAAAATCCTCAATTCAATAAATATGTTTGGGTTGGAAAAGAATATTCAATAGCAGATCTTATTGCGGATTTGGAGAAACTAAGATGAGCGTGGTTCATGTAGATAGCTTTTCAGTAGGTATTGATGATTTAAGCGGAAAAGACCAAGCCAATGACGAGGCTGTTCTAAGCGTGTTACGGCTACATAAACGGTTTTCATGTTTTGAGGCATCTGCAAATCAAACAATAGCAAGCACCATGACAAGACTGTGCGCGAACAGAATCGTAACGGATGACAAAAGCCAATATCCTTGGAGCGATATTATTTCAATTGACGGAGATAAACTGTGACGACCATAAAACTCACAACATTAAACCAACCCTAAAGCAGATGTTGTGATCACCTAGCGGGGGCAAGTTTGGCGATTTAGCTCCTGCATATTTTATAAGGAAAGACGATGCATAGACATAATCACAGTTTTATAACCCTGATAGTGGTCTTTTTCGTGGTGTGGGTGTGGGTAGCGGCGATATGAAAGAAAGCGATGTCCAAAAATCAATCATCCAATGGTGTGCGTGGCAAATTAAGCCCGATGTTGTTTATTGGTCAACCCCGAATGAGAGAAACCCTGTTCACAATATGGGCGGGCTTAAGGCTACAGGGCTACTTGATGGTGTGAGTGATTTAATATTTGTCTGGAATGACGGCGGTCTGATTAATCTCTATATTGAAGTAAAGCGCCCGACAACTTACAAAATGGGTAAGCGCGGAAAGAAAATAGTTGACCAGCGCGGAGGCGTCCAGTCAGATGCGCAAATTGTTTTTCAGGACCGTGTTGAGGCATTAAACCAGCCCTATTACATAGTTGATAACCTGGATGATTTCATAGACATAATGCACCGGTATAATTTAACGAAATAACCTATTACAGATTACCCCTTTTTATGTTGGGTTAATTCGTCAGTTTTCAGTTTAAGCAATTCCAATATTTCGGGCTTCATGGCCAGAGTCTTTCCATTAAAGCCCCTCGAAATTGCGCCTTCAGTAATGCCAGAACATCGGGAAAGATCGGCGAACGATAGCCGACATCCGACAAGCCTCTGTTTCAACTTAACCAATATCTTCTGTGTTTTTGTCATAAAGCCGTTTCCTTAAATGTTTCTAACATGGACAATGTAATTAAAAACTTTATTTAAGTCAAGTTTGTTGTTGACACTGAACAAGTATCTTGCTATTGTTTTCTTATGAGAACGGAAAATCTCACAACACACAGGATAAGATTATGATTACACAAACAGCAAGTTTCACATTTCATTATGCCGGCGCGTCATGGGACGTAAACGCAACTTTCTCCCGGTTTTCAGAAACTATGTCAGCCGATTACGATGCGGAATGGCAGATGGATGATATTGAGGTTATTGGCAACGATGGCATCGACTGTCACGGCGAATTTAAGGACGTCTTCATACGTAAATTTGCAAGCACTGACATGATTTCGTTGGCATCAATGGTTGAAAAAGAAGCGGAGGACAAATTATCATGAGCAGAGAACTTAAATTTAGAATTTGGGCAATGTTGGATGATGAGCTTTGCAAATGGTCAACAGGCGCGAAAGAAGATTTCAATGAATGCCATCTTACTTTTGAGTATGGAAAGGTTGTATTCTATATCGACCACTTGATTGATGAGTGTGTTAACGGTGAGCATGAGCAATACACAAGATCAGAAGAAGCTGAGATTATATCTCTCGAGCAATTCACTGGTTTAAAGGACAAGACCGGCACTGATATTTATGAGGGGGATATTTTGGATGTTAAATATAATTATATGGGTCGTGTCCCTGTGATATTCAAACGAGGTGAATATAATGTTTCTAGATATAATCTTGATAAATGTAAAGTAATCGGCAACACCCATGAAAACCCCGAACTGTTAAGGAATTAACATGACCCGCGAATTTATCAAATACATGATATGGGGTGCGCTTCTGTTCCCGGTATTCTTCGGCGGTCTCTTTGGATGTTTTGCAATGGTAGAACCGGGCAATCAGGCAATAATTGAATGGAAAAGCAAATGAGTGAGAAATATACTCCGGGGCCGTGGGTTGCAGACGGGCCATTTGTGGGGACCGCCTCAGAAACGCGAGAGCTTAATCACGATATTTTAAGTGCCTGCCATGATAATTTTAATCAAGCGTTGGCCAACGCCAAATTAATAGCCGCCGCCCCCGACATGCTGGAAGCTCTGGAAAAGGCCGAGAAGTGGCTTAAGGGTTGGGCCAGCGCAGAACATGAATTGGAAATCATTCAGGCCGCTATTGCCAAAGCGAAGGGGTTGGACGGATGACCGATGAAATAAAATACTATTACGACATAACCCAAGGTACAGATGAGTGGCTCCGTCTTAAACACGGCATATTGTCCGCCAGTGTCTTTAAAAACGTCATAACCGAGAAAACCCTCAAACTTTCGGCGGCTGCAAATACCAGACTTTTCTATGATGAAATATTATCGCAGCGCATCGACGAAACCATATATCCGAACTATATGTCATTTGACATGATGCGGGGCCACGAAGACGAACCATATGCGGTCCAGCAATACGGCAAAGAATATAACCGTGAAACTAAATATTGCGGGTTTATTATCAATACCGCATTGGGTTTTCCCATTGGATATTCCCCGGATGCCTTGGTTGGCGATGATGGGTTGTTGGAAGTCAAATCCAGGGTTCCGAAATACCAGATAAAAACAATCTTGGATCACATCACGGGCCGCACCGATGACATTATCCCGAGCGAATACATGATGCAGATTCAGGCTGGTTTATTTGTTTCGGGCCGGGAATGGTGCGATTTTGTGAGTTTCTGCAACGGTAACCAGATGGTGACAATTCGCGTTGAACCAATTGAGAAGTTTCAAGAGGCAATAGAGGGAGCGTCCATTGAATTCGAATGTGCCTTACAAGAGAATATGAAAAAATATGAGGAAGCCGTGGCAAACGATCCGCGCTTAACCCAGACGCCTCGCAGGAAGATAGAAACGGAGATGATGATATGACCATCCAAGAACAAAACCGCATCAATATGGCAATCGAGCCGAAATCAGAGCAACAAAATTTTGAAGATTTTGTATCCGGCAGCAAAACAATAACCATAACCAAAGTAACAAGCACCGGAAAATCAACCGATCAACAGCCTGTCAGTGTTCATTATGACGGTGACAATGGGCGTCCGTATCTGCCATGCAAAAGTATGAGGCGCGTTATGGTTCGCGCATGGGGGCCGGATGCCGTGAAATATACAGGAAAATCTCTGACATTGTACGGTGATCAAAACGTAATATTTGCGGGCAAAAAGGTAGGCGGCATTAGAATTAGTCATATGTCCCACATGGATAAAGAAATGAATATTCCTTTATCAGCATCAAGAAGCAAGAGAATATTATATAATGTAAAGCCGTTAGTCGTGGATATTGTGGTTCCAGAAGAAGAGGACATGACCGCCGTAATATATGACCTCGGAAAGGATTGCGCCGCTAAAGGGATAGATGCTTATAAAACATTCTTTAGTGGACTTACCGACCCAGAAAAAAAAGGATTAGTCGATAGTGGCAA